TTACTGATGTTAAGATCATCTTGATCTCCCATAGGACCACCGTCATAAATTTTTATTTGTGAATTATTAGTACAAGGTTCATATTTTTCAATGTTAACACCCGGAATATTATCCCATTTATTTATTTTTTGATTTTTTAATTGAAAAATAATACCGAGCATTATAACTAACCCTATAATTAACCCTATTGCAAGAAGTATCATAATAATTATTATACTCATCTTTTTATTTATAAGATATTTAGTTTTTTTGGAAAAAAACTAAGACAATTTTTGTTTTGGGTTTCCAAATAAAATGCTATGTGATACTAAAAATTGGGGTCAAAACTGTAGTATAAATTAGTAAGATATAATTTAAAAATGACATTTGTTTACATATCTCATCATTTTTAATAAACATCATGCAAAAAGAACAATTTTTCCCATATAGCTGGCATGTAGATGAGAAGGAGGAGGAATTTACATCAATAAGAATATACGGATTGAATCACGATAATGAAAATGTGTGTGTGCAAGTTGACAACTTTACACCTTATATATATCTAGAGCTACCATCTAATATCGGGTGGAGCGCTTCTAAGGCTCAACTTCTTGGAGATAAGATTGACAAGTTGCTAGGCCGTCAAAAACCAATGAAAAAAGCACTGACATGGAAAAAGAAACTTTACGGTGCTCATATTAACCCAGATAACGGTGAGCGTATTTTATATCCTTTTTTGTTTTGTGCATTTTACAGCGTAAAAGACATAAAAACTTTGAGTTTTAAACTCAAAGCGCCACTTCACGTTGTTGGTCTTGGCTCTTTACGTCTAAAGATCCACGAATCAGACGCAAATCCTATTCTACAGTTGGTATGTTGTAGAAAAATTTCAACAGCTGGGTGGATTAAGTTTACCGGTAGGCGCGTACCTGATAGTGATATGGTTACTTTGTGTCACAAAGAGTATAATGTTAAAAGCAAAAACTTATCACCGGTAGAGGAAGATACAGTTCCACGACCAAAAATTATGGGTTTTGATATCGAAGTTAATTCGTCAAATCCATCCGCTATGCCTAAAGCTGAAAAAGCCAATGACAAAATTTTTCAAATTTCTTGTGTTTTTTCTCGTGAGGGGGGTAGATCAGAGGATTACGATAAATACTTGTTAACTTTAGGAGATCCAGATGAAAAAACTGTTGGTTACGACGTGTTAGTACGTGCTTATGACACAGAGGCTGAATTACTAATGGGATTTACCAATCTTGTTAGGGAAGAAAATCCAAATATTATTGTAGGATACAACATTCTTGGGTTTGATATACCGTACATGATTGCAAGAGCTAAAAGCCCCGCATGCTGCATGAGAGAATTTAGTAAACAGGGTTTCCATAAGTTTGCACAGGCAAATGAGAAAATCATAAGGTGGTCATCTGCAGCTTACAAAAATCAGGAGTTTGAATATTTGGATGCTGAAGGAAGATTATTTGTAGATCTTTTACCTTTGGTACGACGTGATTTCAAGTTTAACAACTATAAATTAAAAACTGTGTCTGAGTATTTCTTGGGACAGACCAAAGATCCTCTCTCAGTAAAAGGTATTTTCAAGTGTTACCGGATTGGTACCAAAAAAAATACAGAAGGTGGATATGATGCAAAAGCCCGTAAAGCTATAGGAATTGTAGGTAAATATTGTGTCCAGGATAGTGCACTGGTAGTTCGACTGATGGACAAGTTAAAAACTTGGGTTGGTCTTACTGAAATGGCAAAGACGTGTGTTGTGCCGATTTTCACTCTTTACACTCAAGGGCAGCAAATCAAAGTTTATTCTCAGTTATACAGATATTGCATGTACGAAAACATTGTAGTTGAAAGAGATGGATACGCAGTTACTGAAGGGGAAAGGTATGTTGGTGCAAAAGTGTTTTTACCAGTTCCTGGAAAATACGAGATGGTGGTACCCTTTGATTTTGCATCTCTGTATCCAACGACAATCATTGCGTATAACATTGACTATCATACCTGGGTTCCTGATGGTTCATCCATACCTGATCATCGGTGTCATGTTATGGAATGGGAGGATCATTATGGTTGTGAACACGATCCAAAAGTAAAAAGAACTCTTGTACTTACAAAATACATTGAAGATGAAAAAGTAAAGATCAAGGCAATGAGAACTCGCAGAAACAAATCAGTTAGTAAAATTTATCGTAAAGAAATGATGGTTAGTATTACTGCTGCTGTCGACGCTCTTAAGCCTTACACAACTGAGAGATCAGATGTAAAGAAAACTATATCTAAGAATCACATGTGTGCGAAAAGGAAGTACAGATTTCTCAAAGAACCCAAGGGAGTAATGCCCACTGTTATCCAGAATCTGTTGGATGCCAGACGTCACACTCGTAAGGTCGACATGGCCGCTTGTAAAAAGGAAATCAAACGTTTAGAAACGGCTGGAGGAAATGATATGAAAGAATTAATAGCAGATCAGGTAAGTCTACTCGATGTGCTTAATAAACGTCAATTGTCTTTCAAAGTTTCTGCGAATAGTATGTATGGTGCAATGGGTGTTCGCAGAGGATATTTACCCTTCATGCCTGGGGCAATGTGCTTAGATAAAGACAGTCAAATTTCTCTTGGAAACGGTTTTACACGTAAAATAAAAAATGTCGTAAAATCCGATAGTATATGGTCTTACGACAATGGTCAGTATATTTCGCAAGGCGAAGGTTTAAAATATAATGGAAAGAGAGAAGTGGTAAGAATAACTCTAAAAGATGGTAGAACGCTGAGATGTACACCAGATCATCAAATTATGACAACAGATGGGTGGATCGAAGCTGGTAAACTTGTAGCAAAACATATGTGGGACGGGACTAATTTTAATACAGACATGAACTATTCTAAGGTACTTGTTGGAATGGAACTACCAGAGGATATGGTATGTAAGTATGAGAAAGATTGGACTCTACTTGATTACGATATGAGTACGTATGATAATAGAGAGAAAGCTTTGTCTTTTTCACGTATACTTGGTTTTATTCTATCAGATGGATCTATTACTAGGTCCGTCAGTAAAATTGGTAAAACAGTGATAAGAGGTCAAGTTAGTCTTGGTACAAAGCATTCAGCAAACACTTTTGTAAATGATATAAAAATGCTCACAAATAAAACACCTAAAATTACTGATAGTGTAAATCGTAAAGGTTGTGAAAAATTTGGAAATTCATTTACCGTAATTATACCAGTAGACTTGGTAAGAAAAATAGTAACATTGGAAGGGGTAATGATTGGGAAACGTGTCAATCAACCTGTCACTCTCCCATCTTTCATAATAGATCCAACGTGTCCATTATCTATCGTAAGAGAGTTTGTAGGTGGATTGTTTGGAGGAGATGGGACTGGACCATCATTATCGATCGGACATCCATCTTTTAGCCCAGTCCAGTTTGGCTGGACAACCACTGAAAAATATAAGGCCGAAATGAATACGACAATGCAAAATATAGTTGAAATGCTTGGAAGGTTCGATTTGAAGTTTTGGATCGTTTCCCCCAAACTTTCCAGATTACAAGTTGATTCAAAAAACCCTAGATGGTATTATATGATTAATAGTAATTGTTCTTCAACCCTTCTCTTTGCGCAAAAAATCGGATTTAGATATTGTAATAATAAGATGTCCAGACTATCACTTGCTTCATCGTATCAGAGATATTCTGATAATACACGACGACAGCATATTAATCTTGTAAAAACAACTTCTGATATGTTTACACTCAGAAAAGGAAAAAGTAAATTAAAGTGTGTTCTGGATGATGCACGAAAGATTATCTACAAAGATGAAATTCCCATTAATAAATATGCTTCTCTTGGGTCGTACACTCACATTTATCGCCATAGAACACGTCCGCATAATTTAGAGAATTATAAATTAAAAAGTAAATTCTTCCCAACAGCTTCTGAATATACAGAGAGTGTTGGATGTCGTCATTGGTTTTCTGAAAAGAAAGGTGAAACTGTATATGTAAACGATCGTTACGATGATAGAATATGTTGTTTCCCTCTTGACGTAATTGATGTAAGATATGACGGTATTGACGATGTATACGATATAGTAAATATGCCTAGTAAATCGTTTATCGCAAATGGAATGGTAGTTCATAATTGCACCTGTTTCATGGGTAGAGAAAATATTACAATAGTTGCTGATACTATCACCACAAAACATGGTGGAAATTTGATCTATGGAGACACTGACAGTAACTACATTCACTTTCCTCATCTTAAAAATGCAACTGAGACCTGGGACTATGCATTGAAAGTCGCAGAAGAAGTGACAAAGTTGTTTCCTCCACCAATCCAGCTTGAATTTGAAGAAGAAATTTATGTATTCTTTCTTATCTTATCGAAAAAGCGTTACATGTATAGAAAATGTTTGAGAGACGGCGTGGTCGATGAGAAAATAGGCAAGAAGGGTGTTCTTCTTGCCAGAAGAGATAACAGTAAATTTGTGAGAGATATTTATGAAACCGTTGTTACAATGATTGCTTCTCACAAACCAGGTAAAGAAATATTGAACTTGGTTACTGATGAAATTAACAAAATGTGTTCTAAGACAAAACCTTATACAGACTTTGTTGTTACTAAAGCTGTCGGTAATCATGGAGGTCTTGTTGCAAAAATAGAGAGGGATGAGAAAGGAGTCAAGAAAGCTCTTGTAGGTGATTATACTGTTCCAATATTATCAAACAATAAGGAAGAGAGAGAAGAGCAAATGGCTAAAAAAGGAGCTGAAAATAAAGAGGACTTTTATCTACTTTGCCTTCCTGCTCAGGTACAGCTAGCAGAACGTATCAGAAGAAGAGGAAAGAGAGTGGATCCCGGTACTAGACTTGAATACGTGGTAGCAAATCCTGAAAATCACACAGGGAAGCAGTATGAAAAGGTGGAGAGTGTAGAGTATTTCGCTAGACACAGTGATGTCATTAATATTGACTTTATGTATTATCTAAAAGCTTTGGTAAATCCTTTGGATCAAGTTCTCGATGTAGCTCTTAAGAACGAGGAAGGTTTTACAAAGGGCTTTACAGAAAGACAATACAAGTATAGATGGAAAATAAGAAGTAAGTTGATCAAAGAGATTAATTCATTTTCTACTCCAATTTTATCTTTCGAGTAAGAAGTTAAAGATTTATTTATTAATAGTAAACAATGGTAAACTGTTTCTTATGTTTAGAAAAATCTAAAAACAGAATATGCACTACTTGTAAATGTTGTGCTCATAATAGTTGCTGGGGTAAATACCTACAAAACATTAATAAAGTTGAAACTTATATAACAGAGAATTCAGTAATAATTAAAACTGCTTGGTCAATCAAGTGCCCTCAATGTAGACAAAAAATAATGAGGGTAAAATCTATTACACGATCTGACACCGAATTGGCTAGGTCCATGTCAATTTTAGAAGACTATATTTCATTCTTAGATATAATAGAATATGTAAATACAGAGGACGAGTTACATCAGTTATGTAGAGATGTACTGGATGCTTTGTTTGTGCATAAGATTTTGATAAAGAAAAATGAACAGCTGGTTTTGTTATTAAAGAGACAATTATCGAAGTTGTACATGGATGGGTGGAAAGGTGCGAATATGTACCATCATAAATTCTTCGGAATACAATTAGTTTAATTAATCATATATGATTAATTATTTTTCACAATCAGGTGCATCTTTTCCATTTATGATGTCTCATGATACTTAGTAGGTATCCAATAGATGCACTCTCTGAACTATAAATACAAATTTTGTATCCAGTGTGATCACGACAGTAATAAATAATGTTTGTTAATTCAGCAATTTCAGTTTTCAAATAATCATATATAGGTTTTAAGTCTATATTACCAAGTTCTTTCAGACATTTGAAACCGATATCACTGTTTTCTTTCAAATATTCTTCTTGTATATTCTTTGTGTTAAAAAGTGTAGGATTCTTACAATGTTGCCATGTAAGTGTCCATACCGGATGTAATTTTTTAGAGTATTTAACCAGAGAGTTCATTTTTTGAATTATAACAGATAAAGTAAATATATTTTTCATTTTTTTAATTATCATTTGTCATTTCACCTCTAAAATTAACATCAAACAACTGACCAATTAGCTTTTTTTCTCCGACATTGGAAATTAAGAACGCTAACTTTGTATAAGCAGCCGGTGTAGTCATGTCATATCCTGGGAGAACACCAGCTTCAATAAGACGAATATCAATCTCGTATGCTTTTTGTCCTTGTGACACAGCAACTATAACAACACCTTCTTCTGTTAATTTTTTAATCTCTTTAAAAAACTTTGGTGATTGGGAAACACTACCACCTCCCCATATTTCAAGTACTATACCATCAATACCTTTAATATTTGATATATCAACTTCTGGATACACCTTGACAACTGATATTTTTTTCTTTGTATTAAAGTATTTAGTGTTAAAAGGTTCAGACGGGGCAGATAGAGCAGTAGAACTGTCTAATACTGGATAATTTGGTGTCACAAAACCATCCGATATTCGGCAACCTCTTAATAATTTATTATCACTTGCGACCATTACCTCTGGTAATTTCGTGGAAGACGCTAGTACCATAGAGTTTGAAAGATTACCATTTGATATTATCACAGGTTTTCCTAAATTCTCAAGAATAAAAGAGAGAGCTGACGATGTGTATGGTATTGCATCGTCCGAACTCACTATAATAAATGCATCGTATTTATCGTATTTAGAAGATATATCTTCAGCTATCTGGTTCCAATCCTGAGATGTCATATTTGAAGCAATAATTGGAGGGTTATAAGCAATCATGTCATAATCTGCAATTTTGTTACGCAAACTGCTAATCTTCTCTGTAAAGTTCTCCTCTATAGTTCCACCTGTCTGAACAATATAAAGATTTTTATTACAACATGTCTTAATGTTTGTTTCTGTCTGGTTAATAGCTATATATGTTGATACTGTCACACTGATTAAAGTTAACATTATCAATACAACAAGTGTAACATTTTCCTTATATCGAATCGAGTTCATTTTATATATAGTTAGATTTAAACATGATGAAGTAAAAATATAAAGATGGAAAACAATACAATTTGGATAGCAAGTTTTGATATCGGAAAGAAAAATTTCAGTTTCTACATTGAAGAGATTGATAAACAGGATCTGATTGAAATACAGAATATTAAGAAATGTGATAGATATGAACCATCCGGAGTTGCAACTCCCGAGTTTCAGAAGATCATTGACAATGTCTGTCGAAAAGGTCACAAAATCTTATTGGAGAATAAAGATCTTACTGAAAACACAGACAATAGTAAATATCTTGATGACTTGGTCATGTACAATTTAACTGAGATGTTAGATAAATATTCGGAATATTGGGATCAGTGTGATATTATTCTAATAGAGAAACAGATGTCTTTTGGTAAAATAAGAAATACTATGGCTATTCGATTAGAACACCACACTTGGTCATATTTTTCAATAAAGTATGGGATTGAAAAAAAGTTGGTGGTGTTTATGGCCTATCACAAGACACAGGTCCTAGGTGCTGAAAAAATAGAGGTTAAAACAAAGTCTGGAAAAATAAGATACAAAGCTGTTAAGAAACCTGCTCGTAAAAAGTGGGCAATTAAAGAGGCAAAAAGAATACTTACAATGAGAGAAGACGACGATACATTGGGAGTTATAGCAATCAGTAAGAAAAAGGACGATTTATCAGATGTTATAGTACAATTGCAAGCTTACAAGTACTTGGAGTTTGTAGAACAAAATCTTCATCTTTGATTACTTCAGAACATATAATCATTTTTCAACTTATATTAAGACAGTACTATTTATCCTGTTTTTTTCATATGAGGTACAACTGGAGGTACAACTGGAGGTACAACTGGAGGTACAACTGGAGGTACAACTGGAGGTACAACTGGAGGTACAACTGGAGGTGAAGGTTTATTATTTTTTCTAGGAGGTACAACTGGAGGTGAAGGTTTATTATTTTTTCTAGGAGGTACAACTGGACGTGAAGGTTTATTATTTTTTCTAGGAGGTGCAACTGGACGTGAAGGTTTATTATTTTTTCTAGGAGGTGCATTAAAGTTAGTGACAAGTCTATTACTTCGTCTTCTCCTGGAAGACAAGTTATGAGGAGTTTCTATATTAGTCTTTGCAGAATCAATAGACTCTTGTGTAACTGCTAAATTACTATTACCTTCCTCTATATTTACTATGTATTCATCTTTGCAGTTTTTAGGTAATATATACATTTTTTTCCTATATTTTTCATTATAGAAACAAAGGCAAAAGAAAAATATAGGAAATAATATCAGAAACCATAAAAAATTATAGTTAAAAGATGATATTAAAGTATTAGAGATTGACGACATATTATTACTTGTATTTGTTTGACTAAAATTCGGTGACGGAGAATAAGACAATTGAGAAAACAATGATGAGGATATTGGCCACTTTGATGGTGATGGAATATTAGATGTTGTATGTGGTGATGGTGATGGAATATGGGATGTTGTCTG